ACCGCTCCACTCGAAATGACCAAAGTCAGGATTGCGCCAATCGCCGCCCGAGATCATCCCCCACTTGTTCAATATCGAGCGGAACTGTGTGGGATGTGATTGAGCCCAGGCACGCAAGCCGGGATCAACGATATTGCGAGCGTGCTGATCGATGTCGATCGCATTGCCATAGGCGTGCTGCGACTTTCGTGACGAGCCGGCGATATTGCGGTTATTGAAGCCGCCGATGGAATTAATCGGCGCCCCAGCCGCAGCCAGATCGTTGACGAACCCGGTGATAGCTCCTGCGGAGTATTTGTTGACTTTGAAATTCTTTCCGCCGGCAGTCACTCCGATGATGTTCGATCCAGGAGCGCCGAACTGACCGTGCATGAAATTGACGTGGCCAGCGCCGTAACTCTGCATCGGAATGACAGAGCCCATCGGGTTGGCGCCTGGATTTGTCGTGCCGGCGCGCACGCCAGGATTCGTCGTGACCGGGCCAGTTGGATTGCCGCCGCGACCACCGAATGGTCCTACGGCTGCGCCGCCACCAGCACCACCAGGTCCATAATAGATGCCGTTGCCGAGCGGGTTGCCACCACCACCTTCATACATGGTCGGCGACAGCAACGACGGCGCCACATAAGGAATTGGCTGGAGGTCTCGTAGGCCTTCCTTGATGCCGTCTTTGGCGCCTTGTTTGGCGCCTTTTTCGCTTCCCTCTTTCGCACCTTCCTTGGTGGCTTTCTGATCGTCTTTTCCTTTGCCGTCCCACCAATATTTGAGGGCGCCCCAGGCTCCAGAAGCAAGGCCGGTGATCGGATTGCCTGATGCAATTCCCTGACCGTAAGCCTTGCCGACGAATTTGCCGAAGCCGCTATCGCCGCCTGGAAGAACCTTCCCAAGCATCTTCAACATTTCGTCGAAGCGTTCAAGCGTTCCAATCAAGGGTGGCAACACCACGGTAGCGATGTCCATCAGGACATTTCGCAGGTTGGCCCACGATTGATCAAACTGCTGGACCGGCGAGTTGGTGGCGTAGTTTTTGAACAGCGCGCTGCCGCTGCGGAATTTGTTCATGTCCGCTTGCAGATCAGGCAGCATTTTCAGGATTTTCGGATCGCTCAGGAACGCCATGGCGCCGGAGCCCTGAGAGCCGAACAACTGTTGCATGATGCCGGCGCGTTGCGCCAGCGGCATGGCCTGCAAATGCGAACTGGCCATTTCCAACAGCTTCACCATGTCTGGTGCGCCGTTGGTGAACCAAGTCGGATTGTTGTTCTTGTCGACAAGGCCGAGCGCGGCCAACGCCGACTCGTGCTTCATGAAGGCCTGACGAGACATTACGCTCGTGCCAGGAAGCGCGCGCGTGCCCAACTGGCGCAGCCACGTTCCAGATTTTGTATTCAAGATGCCGCCGCGCATCATCGCGGTTTGCAACATCATGACCTGGAACGGATCGAAGCCAAGTTCGCCGAGAATCGGAACGGCGTAACCGGACGCGCGCTCCATCTGTTGCAGCTTCGCCGGGTTGACCGTCGACAGATAAGCGAACTTGTCGGCCAATTGCGCGATCTTCTGCGGATCATAGACCTTGAGCATGTGCGCAAGTCCGATGATCGAATCGACGCCTTCCTTGGTCGAGGTGCCTTTCAACTTGCCTTCGGCCGCGCCATAGGTCAGGAGTGGACCCAGCACATTCATCTTCTGTTGCCAGGACAGCCCGGTGCCGCCAAGCTGCCGAATTTCGTCGAGCGTGGCCTCGCCGAGATCATCAATGCTGCCGCCAGTCTTGGAGGCAATGCGCTTGATGATGTCCTGAATGTCCTTCATGTGCGAGGAAGAAACCCCGCCGGTGAAGACGCCCCGATAGGCGTAGTCTTCGAGCTTGCTTTGTTCGTAGATGCCAACGCCGAGAGCGGCCAGCAGCCCCTGGCCCACCATGGAATGCGTGTGCGCGTGGAAGCCGCCACCAATGTGGGTGCCGCCAGGACCGCGAAGGCTGATGCCGCCGTAGCCGCCATTGCCACGCCAACCACGGCCACCACCACCGCCAGTTCCACCACCAACTGGCAACGTCGGGCCGAAGCCGCCGCGACGCGCGCCAGCCAGGATCGAGGCTCTGGTGGCCTTGTCAGTCGCAATTGCGGCAGAGGTTGCCGCGGCGTTCACGTCGCGCCACTGTCGCGCAAGATTCTGCACGCTGGCGCCTGCCGCGCGTGTCGCGCCGGCCTGGACCCTGATGCTGGCTTCGATTTCATCGTCCAGAGCGACGAACTGATCCTGAACCTTTTTTAGGTTGGCATTCAGCTTGTCGAACTGGACGTTGCCCAGCTTTGACAGATTGAGCTGCGCCCATTCGATCTTGTCGTTGAGAGCATCGACCGACTTGTTGATGCGGTTGAGGACCGCAGTGGCCTTGTCGATGATCTGAAAGACCGTGGCGACCTCGAAGGATGTCACGGGCATGGCTCAATCAATCCTTTTTCGTAAAAATTTCGGTCACCGTGCGGGTAATCGTCTTTTCGGCAAACGGCATGACCTCGATCGCCGACATGGCGAGGAAAGGCCGAGGCGGAATGAGCGCCGTTCCCATTTCCTGATAGAGGGCAACCTTGTCTTTGGAACCGACCTCCAACTGCACGCCGCCCGGCGTCGTGGTGACGCGGGCCTCGATCGTGTCGCGCATCTCGCCGGTGCGCAGCAGCGGATCGGTCTCTGAGACCTGGCCGGTGTAGCCAAGCCGCTCCTTCTCCTCGATCGTGCGTTCGGCAAGCGGCGGCCACTCGGGCATTTCCTGCCCGATCATCTTGTAGGCAATGCTGTGTTGCTCGACCCCGATTTCGGTGGCGTCCTTGACCAATTCAGGCCTGACGTTCCTCGCCGCCCGCGCCAGCATCGCGGAGAACTCGGCGAGCGACATCGCGGCCATGGGACACCTGTGACCGCCTGCCGCACCGTCCTTGACGGGCGCAGCGCAACGGCTATGTGGGGGAGTTACAAGGGGGTGGGAAGGAGATCGCTATGGCTCGAATTGCCAGGATCATGGGCGCGCTATGTATAATGTGCGCCGCGATCGCCCCATGCCACGCGGCAACGTTGGGCGATTCTGTGCTCGTCTGTCGGTCGCGAACCGTCATGGAGAAGCTGCGCGCCTATGCGGTTGCCCAGGACAACGTCGATTTTTTCCGCCTGCTCGGCGCCAGCAACGACATCTGCCAGACGCTCAATCGAGGTGACGATGCAGCCGCGGATGCCGAACAATCATCCGGCGGCTTGATCTGCGTGCGCACGCCAGACCATCCAGAATGTCGATGGGCAGACGAAAGACAGGCCGGCCAGTCTGGATTATGATCTTGTGTCCGGGTCCTCAAATTTCATTTTCTGAAAGTTGAATTTGGCACCGTCGAATCGTTGAAGGATCACGCACCAGGCAAAGCGATCCTGCCAAGTCAGCGAGAACGCAACATCAAACGGGACCCCGTATTTCACGAGCAACAGGCACTCGTTCAATTCGGGGTCCAGAATCAGATTGCGGAGCAGAGATTTCTGGCGCGCGCTGAGTTCACGCTTTTTCGCCTTTGCCATCATCCGACTCGTCGTCTTCGTCGCCAGCATTGGCAGTGCCGAAGTCATCGATCCATGCCGAGGCAACGGCAGCGAGGCCTGCATCATCCAACTCGGCAATCAACGTATCGAGCTGCCGCTCGGTGTTGACGATCTGTGGCCGGCCGTCGATTTCCTTTACCGACATCGCCAGCATCAGTTCGTTCACCAGACGCTGATTGAGTGAGGACTCCGGCCCGATCATCTTGAACAGACGAATGCGCATCAGCGCGTTCGGCCGCACAACTCCGATCTTGCGTTTCATGGAATCCGTTTTGTAGACGATGGCATTGGCGGAATTGACGACGCTTTCGGTCGGCGTTTCAGCAACGCGCATGGCTGCTCGTTGAGCCATTATAGTACCTCCTAATTTTCAGTAATTGGATTACGCGGCGCTCGACTGCGTAATTTTTCGCTCGCCTGCCGAGAACTCGACACGCTGAACGATATTGCCGTCAGCCTTGTACGAGCCGGGGTCTTCAACCCAAAACATGCAACCGTTGTACTGGATGACAGTCTGGTTGCCGTTCTCCTCGGTGATCGTTTCTGTCACGATGCCAGACGCCGTATTGGTGCCCTGCCAGAAATTTCCTTCGATCGTGGCCTGATAGGTGTCGAGCGTCGCATCCATGCGGTCCACCTCGATCGTGCCTTTCCAGCCGTCAGGCATGTAGATCGGCTGCGGTGGCGAATTAAGCGGACGCGCCCAAACCTCTTTCTTCATCGGCTTGGCGTCGAAGCTCGTGATTTGGTCGGGCGGAATGACCGTGCCGCCAACCCCGTTGCCGGTGGGGCTGTTCATCACGATCTGAACGTCACGACCTACGGTATACCCATTGACCGGCATACAACTTCTCCTAACAATAGATTGAAAACCGGCCGAGCAATCCCAAAATACGGGTATATGCGGGCGGTCGAAATGATTGGGCGAAAATTCGGAAGGCTAACCGTATTCTCGGAAGCCATGAAAAGGCGCGATCAGAATACAGGGCGGTCGCGCCGATTTTTCTTCTGTGAATGCGAATGTGGCACGGTAATAACCGCGCGCGGCTCAGATTTAAGTTCGGCAAACACTACTAGCTGCGGATGCGCTCAGATTGAGAGTGTCATCAAAAAGAACACCAAGCACGGTTTAACACCACGCCGTAAAATCAATGCCAAGAAATGGCCTGCGCCTTACCAACTTTGGGCCAACATGAAAGATCGTTGCAATAATCCCAACCACAAATCCTACAAGGATTACGGCGGGCGCGGCATCAAAGTCTGCGAACGCTGGTCAAATGGCGAAGACGGATTGAGCGGCTACGAGTGCTTTATCCTCGATGTCGGCAAGCGACCATCGAACAAACATTCGATTGACCGCTATCCAGACAACGATGGCGATTATGGCCCGCACAATTTCCGATGGGCTACACGCTTTCAACAAAACACGAACCAGCGACGGAAGACTCCGAAGCTGGTTCATGCAGGTGTCAGAGTTTTGCCTTAGCCGGTGATGACGCCGTTGTTGTTGCTGAACCCAGGCGAGGTGGCGCCGGTTGGCAACTGCGACGTGATGGTGACGGTCTGGCCGCCTTCCAGGTCGACGATGAAATAACGAATCACCGACAGATAGATCACCTTGCAGTATGCGATCTGGTAACCAAGGGCCACCAGCGTCTGCGGATTGTCGGAGTCGTTCAACACGACCTGATAGCAGGGCGAGCCGTCGGCGGTGCCGATCAGACCCAGCGCTTCCATGTTGGCGAAGAATGCCGCCAGCGTGGTCATGGCCTGCAAACGCTCGGTCGGCGTTTGCAATTGGCCAACGTAGCTGCCGCAACCCTGGGCGATCGAACGCGCGATGAAATAAGTCATGCGCGTGTAATTGTCGCCATTGACCGCGAGATTGCTCGACGTATTAATGCCAAGCCGCAGCGCGAAATACGTACCGCCCGGATTCGGATTGCAGATCACGTCGATGCCGGCCGCAGACAACGCCTGGAGATCGGCGTTGGTGTATTGGATTCCGGTCTTCGATTTCTGCGTGCCGACGATGCCGTTCATCGGCTTGTTCATCGGCGTCTGCGACGGGTCCTGGTTGCCCATGAAGCCAGCCACGAAGCCCTGCGGCGAGATCATGCGCTGGGCACCGGTGACCGGATCATTGATGTAGCACCAGTCTCCAAACATCAGCTTGAAGGTGAAGTTGTCGATGCCGAACGAGGCCTTGGAGCCCTCAGTGCTGGTCTCGGTGGTCAGATTTGCGGCATTCGGCAAAGTGCCGATCATGTAGATGCCTTCCGAGGAACCGAACGCGACCTGTGCAGACCACGTCGTGGCATCGTCGCAATCGACCAGCGCGGCAATCGAGATCAAAGCCGACCGCATCGCATACATGCCGGTGCGCGGCAGCGCGTCCTGGCCAACCAGGGCCGGCGTGCCACTCTGCCCGATCGAGGCCGGATTGGCGCCATCGGTGCCGCCGGACAGCGTGTAACCGGTTGCCGTAGGCGTCGATGTGCCGCCACCCGCGGTCGCGGAAACGAACTGCGACGGACCACGAAGACCAGACTGGCCATTGTTGATGGCATTGGCGATGTTAGTCCAATACGCGGTGGACGCGGTGATCGTACCAGCGCTGCCCGTGCCGCCGACGATCGTCACGTTTGGCGCGTCGCCGAAATAGCCGGAGCCGCCAGTGACCAGGATGGGCTGACCCAGTCCCCAGCCAGTCGGCGTGAGCTTTGCGCCAGTGCCGGCGCCAGTCGTCGAGGTCTGCGACATCGCGCCGGTCGGCGCAGTCTCGCCCGCCGGCACAGAGCCGGCATTGGTGACACTATAGGTGGCGATGGCGCCGGTGGTGACCGTCTCGACGGCAATTTCGACGCCGTTGGCAAACACGACATGGTCGCCAACCGCATAGCCCGTCATCGTGCCGCTGATAGTGCCGATGCCGGTCATTGTCAGTTGCGGATACGCGACAGCCTGCACGCCATTCGGCAGCGTCGGCGCGTCGATCGTGAGCAGATCGGGGCACGCCGTGTAGTTACCGGCGGTGACCGAGAAACCGACAACGCCTTCGGAGATGCTGTCGAACACCTCCGGCACCTGGCCGGGCATTGCCACGACCGCGCGCATGGTGTTTAGCTGCGAACCGGCGCCGAGCGAGAAATTGATGTTGTTGCCGCGCGTGCCGCTGTAGAGACCATTGACCGTCAGACAATTGGTCTGGATCACAACGGACGCGGCCGTGTCGGTGCCGTCGGTGACGCGCACCAGCCGGAACGCCTGCGCGCCCTGGAGCGTCGCCGCCCAAGTTGCCGTCATCAGGTCATACTTGCGCGGATTCGGCAGACCGAACTGCACGACGCCGCCCTGATAACCACCGACAACCTGCGGGACGTTGGTCGGACCCCAGCTTGCGGTGCCGACGAAGCCGACGATGTTGCTCGGGACCCCGTTGATCAAAAGCTGCGGCGGGATGATCTGGACGATCAGATCAGGCACATTCAGCGCAGCGAGATTGATCTGGCCCTCTTGGACAATCTGAGGCATTGAAAAATTTCCCTCGGAAAATGAAAAAGGCGCCGAAACGGCGCCAGTAATTGAAAAATCAGGAACGAGACTCGTTATTCAGCGACGCGGATCACGTCGAAGCGAAGATCGGGCGGCTTGCTCACCAAGTCTTCTTTGTTGGTGCTCGGAATGAACTTGAAACCGGCGTCCTTGGCCATGTCGTAGATGTCTGGGCAATGGCGATCGACCAGGTCTTTCAGTGTGTCGCTGTAATAGACATTCTGACCGACCGTCGCGAATTGCAGCCGCGTCGACAGCTTTGTCAGTAACTCCATATCGCACTGAATAATCGCCGGGCGCTTTGCCTCCACCATGGCGTTTACTCCTGGCCAGCCAAGGCGCCAGACAGCTTGCGCTTATCTGCCAGTTCGGCATCGCTGCGGAAAAAATCGCCGCTGGCGTGCTCGGGCTTCTCAATGACGCGCACAACGCTGTGGCGATGCGGGCCGCGGCGCAGCTTTGCGACCAACGCCTGATCGGTGATGATCTGGCCCTTGGCGTATGACTCGAATGGCTGGGAGACAACAAGATGGATTTTCACGGGCGTGATCCTTGTTAGGAATTGGTTGTCAGCGTCGGCGCATTGGACGGCACCGGAAGTTTTCCGGTGGGCGACACGGCGGCCTGGACTTGCTGTTGAGCAGCGCCAATCTCGTGAGCCGTCATGGCTACGGTCTCGGCAAATTCGATCTGGAAAAACAGGTCGCGCCGATAAAGACCTTGGGATTGCGCCGTATCGAGAGTGACTGTCCGCTCATAGCGGATCATGGCCCAGACGCCATCAATCATTGAGATGCGGTTGAGATTGCGTAGTGGCGGGCTGATGATCTTGGAAACGGCAGTGCGCCAGGTGTCGGCGTCTTGATCGGCCACGTTGCACGGAGGTGACCAGATCGTGATCTGGAATTCCTTGCATTGCTGGCCGACGATTTGAATGGCGGTTCCTGCGGCCGTAACACGCGCTTCAACCGGAAGCGTGCTGTTGACGGTAATGACGGCGCCGCTTGATGTCGTGCCTGCGAATGATCCCGCAATGAGCGCAGCGAGTCCGCTGGCGATGGAATTGACTGTGTCGGCCGGCTGCACGGCATAGGAAAAGGCCTGCACATCCGCAGACCCGCCGACCAGCGCAATGACGTTCTGCGGTGTCGCTGTCGTGCCGGCGATAGTGATCTGATTTTTCTGCGAACCGCCAACCGTCGCCGTCAACGTATGGACAGGCGCCACGGATGGAATCCAGGAAAGCGGCTTGCGCGTGGTGTTGCGTTCAACGCCAATGCGCGTGCAGACTGAAACGATGACCAATCCTGGCATCCCGGATGCGGACTGGCTGTTAGCGAGAGTGAAATCTGCCGTCGTTGGCCAGCCGCGAGCGACCTGGCACGGCACGCCGGCCGCGCACGACTGACCGGTGCCGTTCGGATACAGATAGCCGATGATCATCGATTTGAGCGTATTCTCGACATCAGTTTCGTCGCACATTGAGCAACCTCAGATGTCGAGCAATTCGACCTGCAATTCGTATCCCAGCAATTGAAAGTCTGGAGCGGCGACGCGATAGCGCAGACCGACATCGTCAGTGACGATGTCGCCATAGGTGATTGATCCGCACGGAGCATTCGCGGCAGGAATCGTGATCAGATAACGTGAGCCGCGAGCATCGGTCGGCAAATCCGCTGGATTGCGCAGATTTGAGCCTCTGTAGGAAACATTGGCCGGGACGTTGGCGATGATGACGGTTTCGCCTGTCACCGGCGCGTCGCCACGAAAGCCGACATCGCCGACCTGCGGGGTATTACCGCTGGCGGCCGTCTTCATACGGCTGACAGAAACGGTGCGCGGATAGAGCAAATTCACCATCCGCGCACCTGTCTTGATTTATTTATGGAAGTAGCCGAGCAGCCAAGAAAGGCCAGGAACATGCCACGTCGTGGCGGTATCGTTCGGTGCGATCTGCGGGACGATGACCGAGTCTGTCGCATCTGCTGGGATTGCGAACGGCACGAAATCGCCGAAATCGCCGTTGGCGACGTGGGTGGTGTCTGGATCGACATCGAGGCCGGCGACCTCGCGATCGGTCAACTGCCGCAGCTCGTAATTGCCGTTGGAGAGCGCATCCTTGCTACCGCGGAAGCCGCTCGACATGGTCAGCCAGCGATACTTGATCAGGCCGCGAGAAAAGAGCGTCGAGCACACATAACCAGACGCATATGCGCCGAGCGTGTAATAGCCACCGAGCGCTTCGCCGAACGCGCGGAAATAGTCGACGATGGCGAGGATGTCGGCTGGACCGGCGTCAAAGTCGACCGTGAGATAGATCGCGGCGCCCTTTGGCGCGCCTAGCGTCTTGGCATAAGCCAGCGCCCACAGACCATTTTCGCGGCCACGCGCGGCGCCGAGCGTCGCCTCTTTCGCGCCACCCTCGTAGATCAGAAAGACGCGCTTATTGACAGCGGCAATGGCTTTCGCCTCTGCCGGCTTGATCACCTTGGCCTCACCTTCAAGGCCGCGGGCGATGTATCGGCCGAACGATTCCGTCCCGGCCGCCACGAAACGTGACAGCCGGGGCGTGACATCGTAGTTGGTGTCGATGATCGAGAACATTACGCAGCCTTGGCCGGAGCCGCTGCGGTGGCAGCGACCGCAGCGGCCGTCGAGGCGGCAGCAGCCGCTTGTTTGGCAGCGACATAGCCGGCGACGACCGCCTGCGCGTTGGAATTGCCGGCCTTCACGTTGGCGGCGAACACGTTGAGGGCAGCGACCGCGACGTTGGCGGCGTTGATGGAGGCCTGCACCGACGGCGTCAGAATGCCGGCCTGCTCGACCAGCGACACGACGGTCTGGATGTCGGCCGTAATGCTCGGCGCGTTGGCGGCGATCCATTTCAGCGCAGCGGCTATTTCCGCCTCTGCGACCGCAGCGCCCTGTTTGACCTTGGCGATGATGGCGACAACATCGGCCTCGGTGGTCTCGAAAATCGCTTCGACGCTGGAAAGAAAGCTCATTGGATAACTCCTCCTGGAAAATAAAAAAGCCGCCCGTCGGGGCGGCTTCGAGAATGGAAATCTGATCTGCGATCAGATGAACTGTAGACAACGGAAATTGTCGATCATGCGTTTTGTGTCGGCGTCAATCGCCGTCGGGGCGAAACGGGTGATTTCCGTGGTGCCGGTCTTGACCGTCTTCAACTGGCCTTGCAGCACCGTATTGGATGCTATCGAGTTGACCACGTTAGCCGTGGCCATTTTGATCATTGACGGCAACGCAGCCTGCGAATATCCGCAGACGTAATAGAGGCGCACCGAAGAAAAGTATTGCAGCAATTCGCCAGCCGGGACCCAAATCTCGCGAGCGGTGGTTGTCACCAATGTGTTCTTGGTGTCGAACGGAATCCACATCGGCGGCCCGCCGAATTCCTGAATCACCGCCAACAGATTGATGTCGGTATAGAGCCCCTGATCCTGACTGGTGCGACGGCCATAGCCGTATCGGCCGAGGCCGGACATCAATCGCACGATCGGACGCGACACGCGTGCCAACGAACGTTCGTCCGGGAGCTGTCGTTCCTCGAAAACGGTCATGCCGAAATCGATCGTGCAATTCGCGGCGTGCGTGTTGGCGACGCTTGTCAGAATGATGACGCCACCAGGCGCAATCGCTTGAACGGTGCAGGCTTCGGCAAGGTTGGCCGTGCCAATGTCGAGGATGACGACGCTGCCGATTACGTCGTCATTGAGCAATTGCGCTGGCGCCAGTTGGACACTGACTGCGTTGCCGGGATTGATGCCGGCGGGAGCCTTCAAGGTCGCGCGCGGCACGCCAGGCGGCTGCGGACAGTCGCCAAGCATGTAGGCCGGCTGGCCCAGATAATCGACGCCGTAGACCAGTCCTTCGGGCCGGTTGAGATATGAGTCGATCACCAGTGATGCCTGGATGATCTGCGCGGTGGTCGTGCTCGATGGCAGACCGTATGTCGTAAGATCATCTGGAGGTGTCAGATACTGTGAGGGCATCAGCGCACCAGATTAAGATGCAGCCGCAGCCGAGATTGTCCCCTCGGGATCAACGCCGAAATACTCGCCGTGCAGATTCGATCCGAGATAAGCGACGACAATCGGACTGCCGCCAGGCGGCGTATAACTGATGGTGCAGGTCGCATCGGCGACTACGCGAATGAACTGGGTCGTCTTCTGGAAAGCGGAAGACGCCGAACCGCCGATCGTGACGGTCTGCAATTTGGTATTGGCGTCGAGTTTCCCGAACGGCGGCACGCCGTTCTCGGAAATCACCAGTTCATCGAATTCGGTGACGAAGACAGAGGACATTGCCGTTCCTGAAAATGGATTGTTAAGATGGCTCCGGGGGCAGGACTCGAACCTGCGACCATCCGATTAACAGTCGGACGCTCTACCACTGAGCTACCCCGAATCGACTCCGCGGCAAGATCACTTGCCGAGCAGGAGTCGGACTGTCCGTTGTTTGATGGAGAAGGTCTGGCCCGCGTAGATAGCGACCTCGCCGTCGGTCGGCTTGTCGAGGCTGTAGAGATTGCGCTCGCGATTGAGCAGCGCCTCGTATCGCTTGGCTTCGTCTTGCGTACCTCGCCCGTATAACGTCCTGGCGCCATGGGCTCGAAAGGCGTGAACGGGAGAGATAGCAGGCATATTAGCGGACGCGGCCAGAAATCAATGAGGCGAGA